GTCTTTTATAGGAGTCGAGTTTAACTTAACAGCGTCTTGGATTAACTCGGTTTCCCTTAAGGAATAATCACGAACTGCCATCTAATATACCCACTATATGAGATTTCTTACAAACTTTGACAAGTTCATCATCAGTGTCAATCGTAGCGTAGCGTAAGAAAGCTACTCTGTCGCCGACCTTGAGTTCTTTCTCATCGGGGTTAATTGCTAATACTGTTCCTGTCTGAGGTAATTTAAGGGCGTTCTTAGCTATCAGGATACCAGATTTAGTACTGTTTATCTCATCATCAGCCTTGACTAAGATAAAGCCATTTAACGGTTTCATAAAAGCATTATAACACACAAAAAAAGAACTCCCATTTTACTGAGAGTTCTAATTCGCCTAAATAGTGGTAACTATTTCTTAGGCTTAACTTCCTTTATAGCTTTGATTTCCTCATAAGTGAGATTACCGTGCTCGGGGTTGTTAACGTCCAATTCCATATATTTACCTTTCTACTTATTAAGCTGCTGTTGTTCTAGTTAGCTCAACAAGTGCTGAAGTTCGTTCTGCACCAACACCATAGATAGCGTGTAGGACAGCTTTCGTAGCGATTGCGTCAACTGAGAACTCCATCTTGTAGGTTGGGCTAAGTTGCTCTGCCAAAGAAATAGCTTTCTTGTGGAAGAAGATATTCCTACCAGTTGTAGCTACAGGTACGTTCTGGCTCATATAGATGTCCATACCGTAAACACTGGCTACCAAACCATCAGAACCGTCAACAGCTTTACCTGTTTTACCAGTCTGGTCATAGGCTGTGTACTTGTTTACGCCCAGTAGGTCGTTCTTAGAGTTAGGACCAATTATACCTCGTCTTTGAGATTGTGGTACATTAGCTGTGTCTAAGTATTTAACAACAGATAAAATATCTGCGTCATCTATTGCAGCACCACCAGTTACTGAGTTACCAGCAACGCTGTAAAGAGCTAAGATGTCAGTGTCTAGCTGACGAGCAACTGCTTCAGCCTGTGCCTCTTGGAACATAGTCCGAAGTTCGTATTGTGACTGAACTCGTGCGATTTCCTCAATTTTAACTGCTGAGTAGTAGTGCTTGTCAATATTGATAGTTACTGGCGTACCCTCAGGGCTATCGTAAGTAACATCAGTTGAGGCAGCCTTAGCACGAGCGTTAACTTCTGCCAAAAATGGTACACGAATTACATCGCCACCATCAGAGACTAAGCCATCTCGCCTTTGTACTAGCTTTGCTGCTTGTAGGTTTTTGTAGAAAGGTTTTTCTACTTCTCGTGTCCACTTCTCAGCGATATATTCAGCTGTTTGAGCGATGGAACGAGTAACATTTGAGTTTAATGTTGCCATTGTTTTTTTCCTTTGTCTTTTTAAGTTAAGTTTCTAAAAACCAAGACTGTCCTTGATAATGTCGTCTAATTGCTTATCTGACATCTTCTTAGGGTTATTGCCTTGATATTCTGTGTCGGCTACACCGTTAGGTCGCATACCAGAATTAGCTACCTGTTTAGCTATGTTCTGAGAACTCTCAGCCCTATTCTGGCTGGACAGCACATCTACCGACTCCATATAAGCGTCAACGAACTCTCCGTAACGGATATTTGGGTTAGTAACTGTACCAGTACTGGGATTATAACCAACGAAGTTAAGGTACATCCTATTCACCATATCGGCTACTGATGGGTTAAAATCACTAGCTTTAGGGTCAAAGAAAGTGTGCTTACTCATTACTTGAGGTGTATCTATCTCTAGCCTAGTACTGAACATATTAGCGTTCTGTAACTGTTGAGCTTGAGATAAACCTCTCTGATACATCTCGTTAGCATAATTACCTGCCATCTGATTTATTTCATCTAAATCATATTCACCCTCATCAATAATCCGTTGCTTTTGGTTATTACTAAGATTACTGTTGGTGCTAGGAAATGGTAAGTTACTATTGCTCTGATTTTGCATCTTAGCAATGAGTTGTTGGATTCTCTTGGTTTCTCGTCTTGAGGGTGGGTGTTCCTCTGAGTTATCACTTTTTAGCGTTTCATCAACTTGATTATTCGCCTCTTCAGTTTGTTCAACCTGAGATTCCTCTTGGTTATCGACTTCCTGAACATCTTGTTCGTTCTGCTCGTCAACCTCTTGCGATTCGTCTAACTCTTGATTATTCTCATTAGTTGTCGTATCGTCTTGCATTTGTTACCCCTATCTTATTTTACTGACCTCGTTAATGGAACGGTCGACTCCATATTTTTTACTGACCTCGTTTAAGGTTCGGTCGGCACCTATACTTTTATTCTATACTATATTGCTTAAAATAGGTAAACCTTTTTCGTCAGTTCCCTTTAATATCTTGTCTGTCCCTATCATAAGTCCGTGATTATTACACTTCCGACAATGCAAAGTATTACCAATCTGTAACCAATCACCGTGAACAGTACTCTCGCTCTGCTCTCGGAACTTTTTAGCCAACTCATCATCAGAGTAATGCTGGACTACCTCAGGTGGTTCAACACCGTTTCTCTCAAACCACTCTTTACTAGCTTTACTTTGGTACGCCATTTTTACGGACTTCTTTAACAGTCTTAGTAGTACGCTCAATTTCCTCCACTAGACTTGTGAACTCTCTAATAACAGCCTGAGCAGCGATAAACCTCTGACCAATAATAGCAGTATCCTTACCTGCTAAGTCTTCACCGAATAAGCCTAACTTATATGCCTCAATCCGTTGGTCTATGTACTCCTTTAGTAACTTCCAACCGTCTGATACACCAATTTTAGCTAAGGCTAGTTGTTCTGGTGTCAGCTCAACCCTTTGTTCCTCCACTGGTTGTAACGGATTGAACTCATCACTTACTGGTATATTAGCTCGCATAACGCCCTCCTTTTATTACGAACACTATAGCATATTTTGCAACTGGCTGATAGCTGCACCGATATCTGGGTCAATGTCGTCTTCTGGAGCTGGTGTAGACTGTCCAAGAGCCTGTATACGCCTTGTCTCGGCGTCAGTCTCTTTAACCTTGATATCTTTCTCTCGTGGTGATAGTTCACCTGTCTGTACGCCCAAGCCCTGCATTACCTGTTGTTTAACATCTTCTGGTAGGTCAGTGTACTGGATATTCATAGCCTTGAGTAATTCCATAACTGGGTCAGGCTTATTCTCCTCAGGCTTTTCACCCTGCACAAATACTTCTTCAATGCCAGGCAAGTCTGCCAAAGCAGCGTATTGGTCAATAATCTTAGCCCAATCTACCATTTTACCAGTGGTCTTATATATCTCCTGAAGTTCGTTCTGATGTTTAGCTAAGACTGAAATGAACTCCAGTAAGTCCTCTTTCTGCTCTTTCTTGGTTATCTTAATAGTTGAGTCAGATTTCATATTAAAGCGATAACTAATCCCCTTAAGGGCTTCGGGCTTGATAATTATCTTACCTGAGTTATCCGACTCGTTCCACTGTATCATTTCGTTAACATCGGTGTAACCCTGGTCAATAATATTCTTAATATCCTCTGAGAATAGGGTCACATCAAAAGGCTCGGTGCCGACATTAACGATTAACTCATAGAACCTATCCATTAACTGCTCAATGGCTGATTGCAGCATACTACGATTCTGATTGTCCCTAGAACTCTCCCTCTCGGACTGCATTTTAAGAGCCTGTGGGGTACGACCAAACTGTGAGCTCATCGCACTTTCAGCGTTAGCCTGGGTGGTAGTAGTGCCATAAACATTTTGGATAGCCCCTGACATCTGCCCCATAACTGCTTGGTAAGTAGACAAACCTGCTGTTGAAGTCTCAAGCCTACGAGCTGAGTTAGGGATAATCTCCTCCCAGATTGCACCAGGCTCATTAGATACAGTGTGCTTTAAGATACCCTGTGAGTTTACGATAGTCGGTGGATAAAGGTTCATCTTGAGCCCTTGGAAATAGAAGTTTATCAAGCCATCTTTAGCGAACTGGATTGGTTTAGCTCTCTGCAAGTCAGATAAGCCATAAAAAGAATCCATTAACTGAACAGATTGTTTAGCTACAAATGGTATTCGGCTGTTCTTATGAGGGTTAGCTATATTTCTTAACTCAATCGCTCCCATATCTGGTGCAAAAACAATCCAGCGACCATCCTTGCCAGCCTCAAAACGAGTTACAACCTGTACTCTACCCTTGATAGCGTCCTGTTTGGCCCTCTCATTATAAGTGCTACGGTTAACATCTTGGTCTTTGGAAAAGCTGTCTATGGCGTCATACATCTCACTTAAAGCAGCCTTGTTCCAGCCTGACTCTTTGGCAAAGGTTTCATCTTTTTTCAACTGTTTAAGCAAATTACTTATCTCAGCCTTAGTAATCCACGAAATAGCGTGGGCATACTCCATATCTTCAATAGAATACTTGCCCTTTTGAGGTACAAAGTTTCGTGGGTTCCAGAGCCAGCAGTTTGGTCCGATATAGCCGTTAGGAGCAACATCCCAGTCATAGTACATCAGTGATACACCATAAACACCTGAATATAGTTCCCAGAGCCTTAACTTCTCTAGAAAAGGTCGTTGAGCATTAGCGTTAGGGTAGATATAACTACTCCTAATGATATCCATCAAGGACGCCTTGCCCCTGTCTTTCTTACCTGCTGCCTCTGTTACACCCTCTGGCAACTGTCCTACCACCCTAGCACTTCTCTCAATTAGCATTGTTGAAGCGTCTGAGTCGGTTATGCCATTTTTAGTTTGCTTAGATATAGAGTCATAGGTTTTGCTTATAAGCATTGCCTCTAAGGAGTCCCAATCGGTTGTATATTTATCATGAGCCTCTAAATCTGACTCATAGTCTTTCTTATATTGATATATTTTATCTGTTTTAGCCATATTTGCCTTTCGCTTATCTAATCATATTGTATAACATTACAAGCCAAATTCGTTAAACTTAGGTTTAGCATTTATCGGTGCTGACTTATTAACCTGCCCGTACTTGAAAAATAGTGCCAAATATCGTATGCTATCGGTAGCGTCATCAAAGCGTTTTTCGGGTAGCTCCATAGCTGGTCGGTTAGCTTTAATCTCTTTATACTTATAATGAGTAAAGTCGTAGACAGTCCTCTTACAGTTACTAGCAAAATACATATTAGGTCTTGGCTCGCCAATAATCTGTATTTTAGGTTGTAACCTCTGGGCCAAGAGTTGTATCCCAGCTGGCACAGAGTTGGGTTTCTTGGGGGCCGGTATGACAGGCAACCCCTTACTCTGCATATAATCTATCAGGTCGGGTCTAGCACTATCAGCAATTATGGCTGTTATCCGTCTATCACCTGTTTTCTCTCTTATCTGAGCAATCATATCATCTATCTGAATACCTGTACCGTGTATCTCATCGTAAACATACCAAACATCATCGGCTGTAATCCTAATAAAACAAACGGCTGCTGGGTGTCCCTCAGCAAAACCAAAGTCCACGGTAATATAATCTGTTCCGTCAACTGGCACATCACTAGGTTTAACTATGTGTATATTTTTATCAAACATTGGGTAAACAACTCCTTGTATATTAAATGGCACTAACTCCATTTCCTGCATCCAAATACCTAATTCACCTTTAGCAATAGCGTCTTTTTTATCCTCTTCCACCCATTCTTTAGAGATGTAGGGAGTATCTCTGTAAGTAGCCTTAGAGTAATAGTAATTCTCGTTATTTTGAGATAAGTCCAGCAGTTCGTTCCAGTGGTCTATGTCCTTAGCTGTGCCCATATAACAAACCCAGCCATTAGTGGTGGCGAAGAACTTAGAGTAAACACTAGCCCACGCTTTGGGGTCTTGGTCTTGGTATTCGTCCATTATCATACCCATAGCTTTGGCTCCACGGTGTGAATTACCACTCCAAGTCGCCTTACCATTATTACGAACCATTATTGTCTGATTAGGCACCTCAACACAATACACTCTACCCTTATAATCAGTCTTAGACACATAATTCTTTTTGCTAGTAGTGAAGTAGCTCCACTTATTATTAAGTATCGTAACGGTATATAGGGTAGCTTTAGATTTAATCGCCCTACCTTTTATGTAGCTAATACGATTATTAGGCTCTTTAGCTACAATCCTAGCTCCATAACCAGCCTTTATAGCAACTTCTTGAACATCATCAGCTAAGCCTTTGGATGTGGTAGAATAAGTTCTCTTAACTCCTCGTATCGTGCCATCACCCATAATCAACCAGTGGAGCATTGTGCGTAACTTATCCGGGCTTTGCTCTTTGTACTCTTTAGGTATTCTCTTAGAATAAGTATTACCTAAGACAATTAATTTTGACCATAGGTCTTTATTCAAGACATATAGGCAATAGTGTTTTTCGTGGACATTGTAACCAGCACTCTCTAAAATCTCCTTAAATTGTGAACGCACCTCTCCTTTGTCGCCACCCTTAACACCAGCTGTCTGGTTAAACACTACTTCATAGTTACCATTACGCTTAGTTATGTCACCACCACTATTCCCATAGGCGTTGCCCTCAGCCAAGTAAAATCCCATAATAGCCATATCATTATGAGACAGAGTGTCTTCACCCTCAAACTTAGCCACAGCTGGTATCTTATAGCCCAAGATGGTCGGGTCGTTTATGGCTTTGAACTTCATCACACCCTTTTTACTCTGTACCCAGAACCTATGATTAGGGGTAACAGTCAAGTCAATACGACCACTGTTAATACGGTACATTTCACCATTGTAGTGCTCATCAATATACCTAGTAGGCTTCTGCCACTCAGCCACACCACTAGGGGATAGAGTTAAGACTTCTTCTGTTTTATCTAAATCCTTAAATAATTTCCAGCCAGAGTTAGTTAATATCTCAACCTTGTCATCAAAGCACTCGTGTTTGTCAGAACCAAGTAACCTAATTGAGCTAGGTGGTTTAGATTCATCGTGTTCAATCACCCTCTCACCGATTGGCTCAGGGAACTTAACGACTGCCTTATCCCCATTGGCGTTAGTACCAATATAGTTAAAAGTAATCGTCAAGCTAGATTTGTCAGTCTTGGCAATTAAACCTTTAGGTATGGTATGTAAGTACTGCGTCCAAGCAACCTGTTCAGCTTGTTGGTATTCCTTAAAAACAATGAAATGCTGTCCTTGGTTTAAGATTGCCGAGAACACCAACTGCTGAATTGACCATATAGATTTCCCACACTGCCGACCCCAGTATAAAACACCCTTTTTATAGCCATCTATTAAGAAAGCCTTATGAGCCTCAGCCTGTACTTTATGTGGTGTATAAGCCACGCCTTACTCCACGAAATCTGAATATTCGTCTATCTGGTAAACCTTACCACCAATAACTTCCTCACGCTTGTTGCTAGTCTTAGTTATAGTCGGTCGTGGGTTAACTCTACTAATAATGTATTCCCTCATACGCCAGAACCTCATCTTCTCAGCAAAGTCATCTTTCTCGATATCATCAACGCTCAAGCCAGCCAGCTGAGCTTCCTCAATGTTAGCAGGAGCGTCCTCAAAGAATATCGCCCTACCCAAAACAACTCTTGGCTTATAAGTTGTACCATCAGGCTTTTTCTTAACAAGCTCTTCGCCAGTAACAGGGTCAAACTGCTTTCTCATAAGAGATATCTCAAACTTAGGCTCAATATACCACGCACCCTGTGCTGTCTGGTACTTAATTGTAGAGAAATCATAAGTAATCACGAAGTTTTCCCTTAAGTTAAACCTCTTGAGTTCTGGTATGTCGTACAAGTAATCAAGTGGGTTCTTGTATAAGTTAGGATTTATAGATACTTTCTCAACAACCTCGCTCGATTGAGCCTTTGGTAGCTGTTGTGCGTTCTGGTTTGACTGGAAGGCTTGGAGTAATTGCTGGAACTGCTCATTAGTAAGTGTAACATTCCCAGGATTTAGGTCGTTTTTAATATTGTGCGACATCTCATTTTCACTTTCAGACGTACTTGTAGTCGTTTTTTCTTCAAAAACCTGTTCTACGGACTCTGTGTCGGTCGTACCCCTGTTAGGCACATCTTCATTTGGTGTTTCTCTTGGTTCTTCTAAATCTGCCTGTAAACTCACTACATTATCCTCCTTAGATAGGTTATTCTCCCCTGTTATTCCACCAAGGGGGGTAGCTTTATCAATGATTTCTTCCTTTTCTCTTTGCTCCTGGAGCTTCTTCATCCTTACTTCTCGTGCCTTATTCATTCGTTGACGAGCTTGTTCTCGCCTTTCTTCAGTCCAGCCTGCCATTAGCTGTTCTCCTTTATAGTTAAGTTAATCTAATTTGCCTTTGAGAGTCTTTGTGTTATTATCAACATATCATATAAGCATAAATGNNTATGTAACAAGGTATGTAACAAAATGGGCGATATCATAAAACACTTGTTAAACAAAACATTTATCGTTAAAGAGTTCCCTGCTAATAGCCCTACATTCTTCCGTAAAAACGACGAGGTTGTGTCTACTAGGTACAACCCCAAGTACTACATAACAGAAGAAGACCTTGCCAGACGTAACCTAAATAAGCAAATAAACTACCTACTAAAACATCCGTTCGAAGAAAGCTAAATTACCAACTCAAGCGTTAGCAATCAAGCGTCAATAATGTCTTTATCAGAGGTCAAATCAATATTAACCGATACTTTAGTAGACTGCATATCAATCTTCTGCGTAGCCTTACCGAATACCCTATCGTGGATATCCTTAGAGATAGTTGCTACAACCCCAGCATAAGCTGCCCCAGCAGTGCCACCTTTCTTAGAATAAACCCTAGACACCTCTAAAGTTTCCATCATCGCATTGGTAGCAATATCAGAGTGTTTTTGCATATAAGCCTGTATGACCGGGTTGTTCTTATTATTATGAGCTATCAAGTTTTGAGTGCTTTCCTTAGCGTTAGGGTAAGTCTCCCTAGTAGCCTGTAATAAAGACTTAGACTTATCATTTAACAAAGCGTCAGCCCAAGCCTTTTGTTTTCGAGTAAACTTCCTTGCTTTCATATCTTAAGTATATCAAACTTCCTTAACTTCACCTGTAAGAGTATTAACATAGCCATCACCTGTATTCATATCCCATACCCAGTGCTTACAAGGTTTGTTACCTAAACAACAAGGTAACTTCTCTGCCTTACGAGGGGGGTTAGCCTCGACCCAGTGTTCTTCGGATGAGGTCTCTTCGGATGAGGTTTCAACGGGCGAGGGTCCAACAGTTAAGCTCTCAAAACCAAGCTTAATCAAGCGACTTATCGCATTGCCAACGCTCCTGTCCTCTTCTTCAGCAAAAGCCTTAATCTTCTCATACATCTCGTCAGAAACCCTAATATTCGCCATATAATCCTTTCTGTTAAGCTAAATACACGTTAATTATAGCACTTTCTGTATACACTTGTATACATCTGCATACACTTGTATACACTTGTATACACATTTATACTAAAATACACAAAACTTGACAAAAAAAGAGGTATTTTTACAAAACCCCGTGTTTTTCGACGCACTAACAGAGGTCAGCCTACCCTCAAATAATTATGTTATAATATGCTTTTGAACTAGGTTAAAATACCCTACCCCTGTTACGTGTTTACTAAGCAGTGAATAAGAAGAACCTTTAACAGTTACCAGAGAATATCTAACAGGTAATAGGAATACCTAACAGGTAACCTTTGTACTTATTTTCATATATATTAGGAGTTGAACATGGAACCTGGAACCCTGATTGATGGGGGGATAGCATATAAATATATATCTCTATGGGGTTATTTTTTTCCCGTTTCACCCCTGTTATATCGGCGATGTTAGCAGGTATGTTGCAGCGTGAGTGTTAGTAGTGATTCGTGAGAGATTTTAGTATTATTTTATATTATTTAGTTGATTATTTATCTATTCATTATATCTAATGTTTAGTTGTTTATATGTATCTACTACCAGATATAAGCAATTAAAGAACAGCTTAGAAAACTATTAGACCCGGCGGCCTGGCTTGATTCTACCCCTGTTATACCTTAAATTGTGGATAATTTAACGTATTTTATGTATAAAAAACTATTGACAAGCTAACACCACCTATGATAGTATGTAAGTACAGGCAAGCACAAGGAACGCAAGCCCGTAATTTAACAATTTAATTATTAACTAATAAGAAAGGATTAAAAGATATGAGATTACAAGCAAAACCACTAATTACACTAAACAAGGTTAGAAAAATAACTATAAAAGAAACAAATAACAAGGTTTATTTAATGATAACCCCAAAACGATATATTGGAATGGGTAGTACATTAGATGAAGCCATAGAATACGCTAATTGTAGAACATTTATGACAGGTTATAGAGTAGAACAAGTACAGTAAAAAATATTTAATAAGCCCCGACGGTGGCGTTATAACCGTCAGAAGGAGATAATAAGATGATAATAACAACTACAACGCTTGACGATTTTTTAGACTGGCTACATCAATCAGCTAGCTATAGAAACAGTTTTACAGACAACGGGGCAAAGGCATTATTTGAATATTTAGAAGATTTGAGCGATGAGCTAGAGGACCCGTTAGAATTTGACCCTGTAGCGTGGTGTTGTGAATATTCAGAGTATAAGGATTTGAAAGAGGCTTGCAAGCAATATGATGAAGAAGTGTATTTCAGTGAAGGGCAAGCATTAGAAGATTATACCACCGTGATTGAGTTTGATGGCGGGATAATCATAGCTAATTTTTAACAATAATTTAACGCCCTAGCCGTGGCATTATAACGGCTGAAAGGATTAAAAGAGATGACAACTACAGAAGAGAATATAATTGAAACAATCTATGACAAATTAGCAAATAATAAATATAATATAAAACTATATGAAAAAGTAATCAAAAATATATTTATAGATTACCAGTACAAAACAATCGAATTCAACATAAACGGCAAGAGCTACAAGCTCAAGCTAGTAAGGGAATAAATAAGATGACATAC